GGGTGAAAACTGGCGATTCATTCCCATTCCAGATGAGCTCATGCCGCCCACACCTCCCATTCCCATGCCCCCACCCATGTTCATTCCAGAATTCATGCCAGCCATCTTCTCCTGGCCTCTAGACCATGCAGCAACACCAAGAACAGCGCCCATCGCAAGATGATACAATCCTGCACCCTGAAGTGTGATTGGATTCCATTGGCTAGTCACCTGACCATTACTGACTGTTTGTAGAATGCTCCAAAGAACAGGAAATAAGATGAAGTCTACAGAGCATGTGATCATGTAGACCCAGCCCATCATAGGACGCCATTTCTTGCTCATCCAGTCTTCGGCTGGTTTTCCATCTGCTGTTTTAAGTTCTGTCGATACTTCAGGCATGACTACCTCTTAAAAAATCTTCCAGAAAGGCTTTTTCTCTTCTGGTTTGTCTTCTTTTGGCTCTTCAACTTTCTTTCCATAATAATCTTTGTAGGCGATGATAACTTGTTGCTGCTGGACAATGAAACGTCTTAGCTCAGCTGTGTTGACACTCAATGCTTCATAGCCTGTTGGGGTCAGTGCAAACAACACAAACATTTGTCCTTTGTCTTCAAAGTCCTTCATAACGTTGTTAATGTTGTCTTTGTTGATAACAACCCAGTCAAATTGAATCTGGTCAACTGGTCGCACCTCTGGAACTATCAACTGGGGACGATCAACTAGAATAGGTTTCTCAATAATTTTTGGACTTGTTGAACCGCATGCTGCCAGCGACAATGCAGCAACCACCAGCATTATGTACTTCATTTGACTTCTTTCTTACTCTTGACTAGCTCTGGGCAAATTGTGTTTTTATCATCTTCAGATTTCAATGAAGCTCCAGTTGCAAGCTCATTGCAACGAAGAGCCATTTTTGTTCCTCTATTAAGTCTTTCTTCTATTTCTCTTGGCTTTTTGTTAGCCATATCACTTAAGTTTCTAGCCTTTCCATTAGACTCTCTGAACTTCTTTTGAAGGTCTGAGACATCTTTTTGTGCATTGTTGAACTTATTGTTGAGTTCTATGTTTATCTTTCTAATGTTCTCCATGTCTTCTTGCTGTTTCTTCATCACAAGATCGCGAGCTTTGATAGCGTCTTCAAGTTTCTGTTGTGCCTCTACAGCAGCCTGGAGCTGGTGTCTTAGGCTTTGGACATAGAAATATCCTCCACTGCTGACAGAGGCTAGAACAACAAAAACGACTGCTTTTGAAGCAAGAAAACCGAACATCAACTCAGCTCAGATTGTTGAAAACATCGAGTGCGTGATTGTAGTGCTTAATTCTATCTTCTAGACCAATGAAGCCCCCATTGATCAGCTTTGTCATCTTCTTAATGTCGCCTGTGTCTGCCACAGCATTAAGATTCCTGCTGTGCCAGAACCAAGCAGCAGAACGGGCAGCTCCCTCAGGAGTTTCAAAGTATGATGGATCGTCAATACCAAGTGCCTCCATACATGTATAATAATTGTTCTTCCCAGTCAACTGAATTAGTCCTCTTCCGCGATAGGCCCAGCCTTCTCCTGATTCCTCAGGACCATTGCCCATTCTGTTTGCATAGACCCTATTTGCAATTGCTTCTGGGTTACGCTGATACTGCATTGCCGTCTGTTCATTGAAGTACTTCGGAAAAACCTTGACAAGTCCCTGGGCACTGTAGTTAAGATTTTCTTTGACAAAACGAAGGTTGCCACTTTCATGACCAACCTGTGCAATGAACGCAGCCAGTCTCATTGGAGTGTTGATTTCAAATTCCGCACATGCAGCGGCCATTGGTTCTGCAAATGCCTGACATGATTGCATAGAAGCCTCTGGAAGGCACTCTTTAAGGATTTCTGGGGTGATCATTTGAAACTCCAATTTTATTAGACAATTTAGCCAGCTTTCCAGCCGCCACCTTTAGATTTGTACCACTTAGCAGCCCATCCATTTGCATAAGCTGATGGGTACACATCAAACTTCGATCTAGCAAGAGCCTTTGCTTTTGACCACAGTTGAGGATTAGTAGGTGTGTTTTTCTCTTCTAGATTTTCGATCTGCTCAGTGCGAACATTGATTGGGGATTCGCCTTTGCCTTTTCTATCTGCTACAGGATCTTCTCTTCTTTTTCTCTTTGCAGCAGCTGCACGCTTTTCCTTGTCCATGGCTCTTGCTTTTGCCAAAGGAAGACATTTTGGCTTACCTTCACCAGGTTCTCTAGCACAATCCCCCTTGATGTTGCCTTTGGTGTCCATGCGAACCCATTTCTCTCGAAACCACTTACGAAGGTCCTCAGAAAATGTGTGTTCTTCTCTTACATTTTTTACGGCAAGTTTTGGTCTAGACACGTGCTTTCTAAACGTTTTTTTACCAAATCTAGATCCTTTTACAACATCTCTCATGTGAACAGTGAGATCTTTTGTGATTCTAGGACCTAAAATTTCGTTTAGTGTTTTCATGCTTCTACCTTTGCAGAAGCTCTCCACTGCCTGCAAGACCAGTATCTTGCTGACCCTTTATCAGAGGCAGTTGCACAATTGTGTCTTGCACGGAATGACTTGCGGCGAGTTGGGCTGTCTCTTTTGATTGAGAGATTAGGATCACCAAACGAAACCTTCTTGACACCTCCAGAACCACTTCTTACATAGACACCAAACTTCTTTTTTGATCCTGATGGGAGTCTGAATGGCTTGTTAAGTGCCACAGACTTTCCTCTATGCTCTGCTTCAACAAGAGTGTCACTTGAAAACAAGAAGCTAAAACTAAGATAATCGGTGAATTTGTCAAGCATATGTTTTACCTAGTTTCCAAGATGGTGTAAAATCCCTTGTTGTCAAAGAAGATTTGAACAACTGCGATGAAGGCTTAATGACGTCGTGCTGTGGCTTGTCTTTTGCAAACATTTTAGCCTCTGTCTCTGTGTCAAACCTCTTCACAAAAGTATATCCAACTTTCGGATCTCTCTTTGCGACAGTCCATTTAGTTGTGTGGAAGACTTTTTGTTCTTCGTTTGTGGTTTGAAGTTTTGGCTCAAAGTCGACGAGTCTTTTGTATCGTTTTTTCTCTGATGTGTCGACGTTTGGGGTTCGTTTCCCATCTTTATTACCTTTGACGACGGTTGTACTTTGCGTTCCCATTTTGGCTCCCTCAAACGACTAGTTATATTTATCATCAAAGACATATAGGGTATCAGCACCAGATTTGCCCTTCACTTCATATCCAAGGCCGATAAGGAAGTCGCATACGTCTTGAACATGACCATTTTCACAAGAAATTGATGGCTTGAAGCGCTTGATTGTTTCGATAGCACCTTGAAGGATCTTACCCTCATAGCCCTCAACATCAAGCTGAATGAATCCACAATTGTCTAAATTGAACGAGTCCAGAGTAAGCATAGGAACGTGTGAGATCTCTTGATCTAGATTTTCTACAACTGTATGAGTGCCTACATTTGAGAAGCCACCTCTTGCAACAGAGATCAGCTTGTTTTCGGCACCAAGAGCAGCCTGGAACTTATAGACGTTGTTTAGCTGGTTGTTATTGACCAAGCAGTGGAAGTTCAGTGGATCAGGCTCAAATGTGTAGACCCGCTTGAAGTGTTGTGCAAGTAGGCGTGGATACATTCCACAATTGCCCCCTGCCTGGACTACAACTTCAAGGTTTCTTGCATTTTCAATCCACAAGTGCTTGTGTGCCCTTTCCCAATCATCTTTAGGGCCATCCCAGGCCCCATCATCTTGTTTCACCCATAGCCAAGGAGAGAGACCATCGACTGGAGTGTCTCTAAACTTCAAAAGATCATCATACATTTTTTACCTCGATATTTCTTCGAAATCCATTGATGCTAGAATGTCGGCACCAGTCAAGCTTGCTGACGCGACAAGAGTTAATTCATAAGGAGTGCTTGTCAGAGAATTGCGCTCTAGCTGAAACTTGAACAAAGCTTCCTTTAGAATATCAACTGATTGTGTTCCTTGTGCAGATCCAGAAAGAAATCCTGATGCAAGAATTCTTCCACCACTAAAGGAAGTTCCTGTAATGTTATATTCAACAGAACTATCATTTCCAACACTGACCCAAGTTCCTCCTGTCGTTGTTCCTGAAGCAATCACCTGCCAGTTGTAGTTTGTATTGTTAGTAACACCCATCATAGATAGCGCTGTAAGAATAACAATTGCATCAAGTCTGTTTGGGCTTGTTTTTAATCTAATTGAGATTACTGGTGCCAAGGTTCCAGCAGAACCAAGATCAATTGGTGATTCGATTGGTGTTGTAATTGCTCTCTGAGTTCCATAAAGATCGTAACCACCTTCAGATATCACTGAGGAGCATACTTGTTTCATTGTGCTTGACGATGCAGTGGCCCCACCATTGTTTTTAATCTCATAACGCAAAGGGAGGGAAGCAGTAGTAATATACGTACCGTCAATAAGATTCGCATGGTGGAAAGAATGGCAATGAATAAATCTGCCGTCAATAACAAAACCTGCTCTAATTGTGCCAATTCCCAGCCATTCAATATCAATAAACAAAATTTGAGCTTTGGTGATGTCTAACGTAATTTTTGATGGACTTGAAACAACGTTACCCAACAGCGTGTCTATGTTCCAATCCTGCTGAGCAACTCTTGTTTCTGTCATTGTGCCTGTTACATAGGATCTTTCAACAAAGTACAAAGTAGAGTTATCAAGTTCTAGATAAATTCCATTGTCGCTACCAAAATACCCTACTCTCTGTCTTAAGTTTGTCTTTGCTGAACTGAAGCAAAACGTGTTCAACACTTGAAGAGATTTACCTGGCTGATAAGAAAACACTTTTGTTGTTTCACGAATAATTTCAGCACCAGAGGTTGTCGGCAGTGTCAATTGCACTAAGCCAGCATTTGCGCTGAATGCGACTGTTGTTCCTGCTGTGTTAGAATAAGCCCAGAGACCGTTATCATTATATCTGTGAGATGAATCAAACAACGTCAATGGGGTAGATTGTCTAGCACGGCCAAAAGCATCTACTGCCATTCCTGAAGGATTGCCACTAGATGACATGTTGCCATACTGATCAGCAACCATAACAACTTCGTAGATTGATCTGTTATGATTAAGAAACTCGTGTTTGTCAGTTCTGAATTGTGTCATTTTATTCTTTAAACCTGCCCTTACCAGTTGTCTTGATCACGTGAGGGCTAGAATTTGTGCTCTTTGATCTAATTTCAAGTGATGCAATTCTTTTGTGAACTGTTCCATCAGGAAGAACGCCATGAAAGTGAATCTTGCCGCCAACAACTTCTGAGTGAATGTCTGAGTATCTACTTAGCTTTTGATTTCTAACTGTATCCTCATCACTGACCTTGACCTTATATGTTTTAGGATTCATCACAACCTTGGATGTAGAAATAGATTTCTGCCCAGAACCTGAAATGGCGCTGACCGCAGCTCTTTTTCCTTCAATTGGCATGTCCTTGAATCCAGAATGAAAATGATTTGCAAGTTCTGTTGATCTTTGACGTGCAATTTCATTTCCCAATTTGTGAACTTCAGGATGTGTTGTTTTAGCTTGTCTAATTACATCAGCTTTTGCTTCCTTCGACAGTTTAGAAAAGCCTTTGTGAACTGACTCAAATGCATCATCAATCTTTTTGTTGTGATTGTTAATAATTTTGTTTGCACCTTCTTCAGACGAATTGGTTAATTTTGAAATGGAGGGAATGCCAGGATTAAGGTCAGTAGGATCTTTGCCATACTTTAAGCTAACACCGTGATGAGAAACTTCGCCGGTCTTCTTGTGTCTCAAATGAACAATAAAATCAGCATTATCATATTCTGTTTGCTTGCCACCTGTTTTTTGGGTGTTGTGATGTCTTTGTAGATCGCCTTTGTTGCTTGACCATGTTGTGCCGATTACTTCATGATGTGGAAAATGATCTCTGACGGCGTCTGCAATCTTTTTGGCATGATCGTGAATTGTTGTTGCCGTTTCTGGTGAAATGATCGAGGTGTGGTGAGCAAGAGCTTCTGAAGGACCACGACCGGCTTCGTCATTGTAACGAGATGGCATCTTACCGTTATTAAGATGCTTTTGCGTTAGCAACTCAGCTGCAACACCAATAGAATTCTTTTCGCTGCTTTCCACCAAAAAACTAATGAAATTAAACATCGGCACCTCCTGTTTTACATATTTAGCTAAAGAAAAAGCCCCAGGAGCAGAACCCCTGGGGCTGTTTAGCTTGTAAGTGTCACATTCCTAGATGACGAGTCTTAAATTCAAGAGGCTGACCGCTTCCATAGTCATTGCGAAGAAACTCTTCAAACATCTCGAAGCGGAATGCAGCGTCTTCCAGCCCTTCCTTCTCAAGAGCAGCTCTTGCACTGTGTACATAGTTGACAAGCTGCCTGAAGTCAATCTTGCTGCCATCACCAAGAGCTGCACTGTGAGTCTTACCTTTACGCTGATTCATATATTTCTCCATCAGTAGTTGGCAGTTGCATTATACACATAAGAAATTGGGTGTCAACATAAATATTGCAGGAGGATCTATGCGCAAAACTCTGCTCCTTGTCATGGTGTTGATCCCTTCGATCTCACAAAGTGAACCACAAACTTTTTCGTTTAAAAATCCCTCATTCAGCGGAATTGGGTACTCGTCGCACGTTCTGACCATTGAAACAATGGAATCCCAGAGAAGAGAGAAGATCAGAGCGGACGAAGACGCAAGACGTCGTGAGGAGCAAAGAAAGATAGACAATTCAAACCTGTCAAAGTTCCTTCTGAACGTAGAAGGAAGAATCTATGCACAAATTAGCAAGCAGCTTGTAGACACAATGTTCGGCGAAAGTGCAAGCAACAGTGGGTCTGTTGTTGTCGAAGGCAACACTATTTCGTTTATCAAAGATGCTTCATCTGTCACTCTTTCTATAGTTCAACCAAACGGAAACACGACAACAGTCGAAGTTCCTATCGGCGAGTTCAAATTCTAATGAAAAAGTTGTTGTTTTTGCCTCTAGCATTGCTAGTTGCATCTTGTTCTTTTGTCCCAAAATTCTATGCTCCCTCATCAATGCAGCCAGATGCCACAGTCAAAAAAGAGTTTGAAACTATTGGGGAGATAGACGGTCCTCCAGTCGTAGTAGCTGTCTATTCCTATCTCGATAAAACTGGTCAAAGAAAGCCTAGTGATAACGTCGCTCATTTAAGCACTGCTGTCACACAAGGAGCTGATTCGTGGGTGATAAAGTCTCTTCAAGATGTTGGAAATGGAAAGTGGTTCAAAGTTGTAGAACGCGTGGGTTTAGACAACCTCATAAAAGAGAGACAGTTGATTAGAACAGCAAGAGAAGCATTTGAAGGTGAGAAGGCAAAAGAACTTAAGCCATTGCTGTTTGCAGGTGTGATTGTTGAGGGAGGAATTATTAGTTACGACACAAACATCTCATCTGGAGGCATTGGAGCAAGATACTTGGGAATAGGTGCTTCTACACAGTATAGACAAGATGTCGTCACTGTATTCATAAGAATGGTAAGTGTACAGACAGGCGAGATTCTTATCTCTACTGCAGTTCAAAAGACAATCCTAAGCTACAGAACACAAGCAGATGTGTTTAGATTTGTAGACATGGGCACAAAAGCAGTCGAAACTGAGGTTGGTCTTGCAATGAATGAACCAACAAACTATGCTGTAAAGGCTGCTATAGAACAGTCTGTTGTAGAGTTAATCAAAGAAGGTGAACGGAAGAAAATCTGGAAAAGAAAGGAAAACACATGATCAAAAACCTTTTAGTGGGTTGTTTGATTGGTTTGATGTCTAGTGCTGCACTTGCAACAGAAAGCGAAATCTATATCGAACAAACAGGAGAAGCTCTGACTCTTACAATTACACAACAGAATGGTGCTCTTAACAAGATAAACACCTCTATCAATCCTGCCATCATTAATGGTGACAACAACACAATCACTGTGATGCAGGATGGAGCAACAAACGTGTTGAATTTTGAGTTGAGAGGAAACACAAACATTGTTGATCTAAAGCAAGAAGGTAACTCAAATACAATGGACTTAAAATGCAATGAAGGGGGAGCTTTCAATTGCACAGATGCAAACATCAAGTTCTATGACATTGGTGACAACAATACTACTTCTGTTGTAGTGAAGCAAAATCAAATAACTGTTGATGCAACTATCACTGGAGACACGAACACAACAAACCTAACAATGAATAGTCAGGGTGGCTCATTGACATTGACAGTGACTGGAAACACAAACACAACATCATTCAATCAATCCGGAGCTCCAGTCGTCCCACATTCTGCTGTTGTTTCACACACAGGAAACAACGGAACTCTGACGCTTGTTCAATCTGGTAATATTACTAAGACAATGAATGTGACGACAAATGGCAATAATCATACTTCTACTATTACTCAGTCTGACTGAAGCAAAGGCCAGTTCTATTGGTGAAATCATCCAACTGACTGGCCCAGCTCAGCTAGACAAAAAATCAGGGTCTTCTGTAGACGTATCAAAAGGGTCTCAAGTAGAATCGCTAGACACTGTTAGGACAGCTAGAGCAAGAGCCAACATTAAATTCAAAGACGAAACTCAAGTAGCAATTACAGAGAACAGCAAGCTTATCATAGACGAATACATCTTTGATCCAAACAAAGGTGTAGGAAAGATGTCTATGAAGATAGCTCTTGGAACAGTTCGATATGCTTCTGGGGCAATTGCAAAAAACAACAACGAGAATATCAATATTCAGACTCCTGTCGCGACAGTGGGTGTCAGAGGAACATCATTCAGCATGACTGTTGATGAGGTTGGCCAAAGTCTTGTGATTCTTCTTCCAAACAATGATGGAACGGTGGGTGAGATTAAAGTAGACACAGATGCAGGACAAGTAATCCTTAACAAAGCATTCCAATCGACGTTTGTCGCATCAAGTGAAAACAAGCCAGCCTCGCCTGTAATCCTAAACCTCAACGAATCCCAAATTAACAATCTTCTTATAGTTTCAAAGCCAGAGTCGGTAGATAAAGAAGAAGGTGGCTCACACTTTCTAAGAAACGATTTTCTAGAGTTTACAGAGTTAAACAAGACTGATCTAGACAAAGAACTTCTTTTGTTTAATGAATTGGATATTAACAGGTTAGATGTCGATCTTCTTGCTAACGTTCTTGATGAGTTTGATAGTTCATCGGTTGGAAAGGTTGCTGGGTTCAATGCATCTACACAAATCAACACAATTCTAGAAGGGACAAACATCAAACTTGTGAGAGTGGTTAATGCCACAATGTCACTTAACATTGACAAAGACAAGAACTACCAACTACACATAAATCAGGGTCAAGGAGACATCCCAGTTACAATTGGGGATGGTAATTCACCTTATCTGAACAACATAAGGATAATACAAAAATGAGTTTCTTCACGTCTTGGAAGATCGTTGCTATTGTTCTACTTGGTCTTGTCGGATTGAGACTTCAGGATGGTTGGTTGGTCGAGACATTAAGACTAAAGACATTTGATTTCTATCAAATCTCTAAGAATCAAGACAAGAGTGATCAGATTTCAATTGTTGAAATAACGGACGATGACATTGATAATTTTGGCCAATGGCCATGGCCTCGCGATAAAGTAGCATCAATTTTGGAAATGATGAAGATGTTCAAACCAGCTGCAATCGTCATGCCAATCATATTTTCGGAACCAGACAGATTTGGCAAAGACGAAGAACTTGCAGATGCACTAGAAGGAGTCATCATTGCACAAGCGCCATCAAACAAGGCTTCAAAGGTAGAAGGATCGCCAAGAGGAATTGCTATCGTAGGTCTTGATCCAAACAATTGGCTACAAAGTTTTGTTGGAATAGTACGCCCGCTCAAGATGTTTGAGGACAACGCAGCTGGTGTTGGCGTGCTTACCGCATCTGGTGAAATAGATGGTGTTGTTAGAAGAATTCCAATGGTTGTAAGAATAGGTGAATTAGACTCGCTTGTATCTCCAAAGATTTATCCTACACTGTCGCTTGAAGTCATTAGAACACTTGCTGGTGATCGTAGTTATCAAATGAAAGTTGGAATTAATGGTGTAGAATCAGTCAGAATTCCACAATTTGAAACAATCAATACAGACTCAAATGGTCGCGTTTGGATCAAGTACAACAAGGAGTTTGATAGAAGAACAATATTCCATATGGATGATATTGAAAACAAAGTAGTCATTCTTACAATTTCTGCAGAAGGATTGGCTACAAATGTACCTACACCATATGGTCTAAAGAATATTGCAGAAGTTCAAGCTGCAATGATTTCCACATTAGTCAATGGCGATTCATTGACTAGACTTGATTACGCAGATGCATTGGAACTCGTTACTCTGACGATCATAGGTCTATTGTTCATTGTTCTTGTTCCAAGATTGATGATTTGGCAAACCATACCTTTTTATGTGGTTTCAGTTGCAGGAATCATTGGATTCTGCTTCTACATGTACGAAATGAATATTCTTTTTGATTACTCATTTCCTTTATTTACAATTACTTTAGTCTTCTCATGGCTAGTATTCAATAACTTTGCAAGAGAGTTTAGACTAAAGCAACAGATTAAGAAGCAGTTTCAATCTTATCTTTCTAAGGAGCTAGTAGAGAAGCTTCAGAAGAATCCAAACTTGCTCAAGCTTGGAGGAGATAGCAGAGAGCTTTCTATTATGTTCACTGATGTAAGAGGGTTTACTTCTATCAGCGAGCATTACGGAGACAATGTTCAGGGTCTCACAAACATAATGAATCGATACATGACTGCAATGACAGGAAAGATTCTAGACAACTCTGGAACACTTGACAAGTACATTGGTGATGCTCAGATGGCATTCTGGAATGCTCCTTTGGATGACAAGCAGCATGCAAAGAATGCTGTCAAAACAGCTCTTAGCATGTTGGGAGATCTGGACGACTTTAACAAGAAGATTGCAGAGGAGGGCGTTCCTCCGTTTGGAATGGGCCTTGGAATCAACACAGGTACGGTTGTTGTTGGCAACATGGGTAGTGATCAAAGATTCGACTACACGTGCTTAGGAGATGCAGTCAATCTAGCAAGTAGACTAGAAGGCCAGTCAAAACCTTATGGCGTAAGGATAGTGATTGGTCCTAAGACAGCTGAGTACGTTGCAGACGAGTACTTTATACTTGAACTTGATACAATTGCTGTCAAGGGCAAGAAGCAAGGTGTGAATATCTATACTGTACTTGGAACAATCAAAGAGATGGAGTTCTTGAACTATGTGCCATTCAGAGTAATGCACAACAATATGCTTGATGATTATCGCTCACAAAAGTTTGGAAGCGCAATAATAACGTGTGAAAAATTAAAACGAGCATTCAATGGTGGAATGAAGTCATACTATCAAATGATGGCTGAAAGATGCGAAGAATACTTAAAGAATCCACCACCAGCTGATTGGGATGGAGTCTATAGAGCTACTTCAAAATGAACATTTGAATAATTGGAAGACAACACCAAGAATTATTCCAAGGATGAATCCTATGAATAGTCCGCCCCACATGGCAACGATCATGTCTGATGTCTTATAGGTCATTTTCTTTCTTTTGAGTTATCTTGGTGTAGTCTTGTGAAATACTGATTAAGCAGCTGACTTCTTTGAAATTCTCAACAACTAGAAGTTCATCGTCCTTTAAAAGCAACAAAACGTACCCCACTATCCTATCAGTATTATCAAGAACAATTGTAGATTTTCCTATGATTCTATAGTCATCTTTTTTCAGTTGCTCTAGTACTGTCCTTGTTTCACCACACAACACCGGCTTTGGTCGCCACATCATCTCTTCTTGAGCGTGTGCTCTGGCGCCAAAAAGCGCCAGAGCTATTGCACATACTATAACGTTTTTCATTAGAATACAATCCTTATTTGCGCACCTATGATGTTATTTACCACACCATCTTTCTCTTGTACTGCATATTTTAGCAGAATAGATGCACTAGGATCAAATGAGTAGTTAAATCCCCCAAAGATAGTTTTGGTCTTTGTTGTTTCCAATACTCCCTCAACAACAGCCGTCAAGTCGTTTATTATTTCCTGTTCGTATCGCAATCCACCATGACCAGAAGTGATAAAGTCCTTTCTAGCAGCATGATTGACTGCTGTTACAGAAGAACCACTTTCAAAAATGTTATTTCTATAGTCGTATTCAAATTTGATCCCTGCAAAAGGTCTAAATCCATAATTATCTGGAGCATACACTCTATTGACAAACCAGACATCGTGGCCAGAAGTTTCTGCTGTGTTTGACAAACTTAAGTCGCGAATGAAATGATGAGTTTCAAACTCATTGTATGCTGTGCCGAGATTTGTCTTCAATAGCCAATCCTCATAAGACTTTAGCGCGAAGAAGTCTATTGAATACTTTCTAAGTTCACCACCAGACGCATCTCCTCTAAGATCAGTGACGCCAATGTTTAGCTGACCACCTAGCAATAAAGAATCGTTATACTTTTCTTCATATCCAATGCCAAAGACATTTGTCGTATACTTGTAAGTGTCCTTGGTACCAGATCGAAGAGAATAACCAGTCACATAGACTTGAGATTGCTTTGTAGGATCACTTCTATTCGTAATCTTGTCATTTGCAACCTTGTTTCTTGATAGAGGATCTGTCAATGAGTTTTCATTTTGTAGAGTGCTAATCTTATCAAGCTTTGCAATTTGATCAATGCGTGTGCCAAAAACAGTGTTCACAGGAGTAGTTATTACTTCGTTTGTTGTTGAAGTTGCAGTCAAAACTTCATTAATTACCGATGTTGTTGTTACCGGCGATCCATTTACCGTAGTTGTGGAACCATCACTCCATGTCTGGATTGTAGATGGTGTTGTTACTGTTGTTGTTGTGATGGGTGTAGTGCTTGTGACTACAGTTGTGATTGGTGTTGTTGCAACAGTCGTAATGTTTCTGTTTACAGAAAGTATCTGCTCTCGTCTTGTTGGTGTAAGTGTTGTTGTTGAAACAGAGTTTGTTGTTCCTCGTGTACTTACACTTGTTGTAGTCGTTTCCCCACGGTTTGACAAGGAAGACACAGCGTCTGGGCCTGGGGCTGTGCTTACAATTGTTGGTGATGGATTGCCTGCTGCTGCACCTTGAGCTGGTGTGGCAAGAGTTGTAAAACCTACATTACTAGGTATTGTGCACGATGCTACAGCAATCGATGTGTCTGCGCATGGACCAGCATAAACACCAAGTTGCACAGAACTACCATTGCTTGTGTGGTTACCAGAAACTTCAAAACTTAATGTGTAAATTGTATTCGATAGTAGGTCTATACCTTGGTAGATACCATCAAATGTTCCGACAGCACCATCATACCAGACACCACCATGTGATCCACCGATGTCTTGCCAAGTTCCTGCAGCTGCTGGATACGTTCCGTTCTGATACCAAACACCCCAGTTAGTAGGGGCTTGTATTGTGCCTGGTCCATTATTTGTCGTGATGCTGATTGCACCACCAGAACTAAATCCTCCATTTGTAAGAAGATTTGTAGAAGATCCTGGAGCCGTCAGAGTTACATTATCAAACGTCCAAAAAGCAGGATCTTGTCTGAATGCAAAACCAACGTAGTTTGAGCCAGAGATACTTGGGGTGAAAGAATACGAATAAGGCTGCCACGTGTTTGGCGTGTTATTCGTTACAATTCCAATATATCCACTTGGAAGAACTTGTGATAATGCAATTGATGTTGTTAGTAATGTGACAAAAAGTAGAAGGCTATTCAGTATCCTTCTTGTCTTTATTTGCATATGTCTCCCTCATCATTAGAACGATGTTTATTTTTTGATTGAGTCTAATCAAATCATTGTCCAACATTCTAACGCGGTCGATCAATGCAATCAGGACTGTGTTTGCTTCAGATAACACAGGTTTGATTTCTGCTGTAGCCCATTTCCAAACGTAGAAAATCAAGTAACCCATACCGCCAGCAGCGACGATAGGAAATCCGTATTTGTTGATTAGTTGTACTATATCCATGTTCAGTCCTTTCTTGCATCGTTTTTACCGTCAGCTCTTGCGAGTCTGTCGGTATCAGGTCTGACATGTAGTGCTGTTGAAATCAAAGTGTCAATTCTGACGATGTCGTGATTCATAGTCTTGACGCGATTGTCAAGAGCCATGATAATTCCACTCAATCCCTTCACTGAACTTTGAACGCCGGCGAGAATAAACTTTAGCGTAAGAAAAACAAAGTATCCGCCTGCTATTGAAGATGCAATTGGAAATCCAACTTCCGCCACCAGCTTGAAGAATTCTGCTTCCATGGTATACCCCCATAATAGCGGTGACAGGGGTATTTAGTTGACTCCAAGTCCCTTTCTGACGTCATCGTACAGGGACTTGGCGTGCTTCTCAGAAACATGAGGAGGAACACCTTTTTTGAACTCGTCAAAATTTCCATTGGCGGCATGTTCACGCATTTTAGAGGCTGACATTCCTTCGACACCCTCGGCATCTGGATCTCTTTGACCTGCAGAAACTACATCAATTTTCTTAAAATTGAACTCAGCCTTTTCGTGAGTTCCATTGTACTTGTTCAGCAGATTTCTGTATTCATCTACCCTATCAGACCCAGCAACCATTGTCAAATGATTATGGCCAGCTTGAAAAAGACGCTTGGCATGATGAATAAGTGAAGGAGCTTCTTTGCTAGATCCTACAATGTTTGCCCCTGGAAAGAATCTCTTTGCATGCTTGATTTTATCTTCCTGTGAAAGAGGGTTTTTCTTTGGATCTTGAGAGTGAGAGACAATTATTTCATGTGGGGCTTTTTGCTTCTCAGCAACTTCTTTCACCTTGTCTACCAGCTTACTATGACCTGTAGTGGGAGGATTCATTCTCCCAAACGTCATCACGACTGGTTTAAGATCACTGTTTTCTAAGATGAATGCTAAGAATTTCTTAATCATTTTTGCTGCCATTCCTTTGGACGGAGGAAGTTAGCTTTTGCAAACTCACCTCTATTAACCAATTTGGTTACTCTGTTTTTGTGCTGTACGACATATCCCTCAGGATCTGTTCCATTACCGTCAATTGTCTGTTTCATTTGGCTTTGCTTTTGATTAGCAGTGTTTAGACCCTTTATTAACAGATTCTTCGCAGACTGAATGTGATGATGAATCTGAAGTGCCTTTGCAAATGACTTCTCGTGTGTGTCGTGAAGTGCAAGAGCATTGTTCATTGCCTGAGTCTTATTAGCCTTGCCCTTCTCAGACTTCATTTTGTCAACTTCGTTTGACATTCTTGATTTGATGTGTTCTCTCAGACCAGCAGTAGTTGGCTTCTCGCCAGTACGTACAGTCTTGTTAATGTATGTTTCCAGATGATCAGCATGCTGGTCAATAATATCGTGGTGTGTAGAAGAAAGGCCGTTGTGAATTTCTTGAGCCTTTTTAATGTGGTCGTCAACCTTAGCATGTTCTTCTTTTGAAAGATGGGCACCCCTTTCGATCTTTGTTTCTGGTGAAATCATGTGAACGTCTGCGTGAGGCTTGAACACAGAATGATCCTGAATAGGTGCAGCCCTCATTGTTTCTGGCTGATCAGGATTGCCATGAATTTCAGTATGAACAGCAATACCAACCTTAGACTTTACAGCCTTTTTTCCCTCTGAGGTATCCTTGCCAATATGATAGGTGATTGTATTTGGCTTGAAAGAAACTTCACGATCAGTGTGTTTCAGATCACCGTGGTCATGCATCAAGTCGCCCTGATACATTCCCTTTTTAGGAGCAACCTTTGACAGATGCTCAAACGCATTGTGCATCTTCTGTGAAAGCCCAGGATTGTGACCAAAGTGCTGATCAATTTCAGCATGTGAAGAAGCAAATTTAGGTGTCTTGGCAAACGCACCGTGCTTGGTCGTCACGAAGAATTTGCCTGTCGTTGGATGATGGCCAAATACAATTGCTGGTGCACCATCAAGCTTTGTTGAGACGTGGCTGTCTTCAAACGATCCAGTCTTTAGACCGTTTTGAACAGAGCGTAGGGTAGATACAGCATGTTCAAATCCATGCTGACTCTTGATGGCATTATCTTCCGGATGATCCTGGTGCTTTGCATAGGCGACTTCGTCAGAAGATTCCATTAAAAACGACTTGAATGAGCGCACAACAAACTCCTAAAAAAATAGCCTGGAGAAGAACTCCAGGCTATTTATTGTTACTGTATTTGTGTTTTATTCTGCTTTAGGCAGCTTATTCTCAATCAACTTGAGGAAGAGAACTGCAAGTGCAATCATGTACGTCTTTGCAATCAGCTGACCAACGATATACTTCTGGCTTCCAAATGCAATCTGGAGGAACAGGAAGCTGTCAACTGCCATACCAACAAGGCTTGAACCAATAGCTGCAACAATTAGACCCTTCTTGATGAGAGGCGCATAGACAGCCGTGTCGATCAATTCTGCAACTAGAAAAGCGACAACTGAAGCGACGACAAGAGCAGGAGGAGAAAACATCCAACTAAGAACAGCACCGATGCAGATAGCGTAGATGCTGTACGTAAGACCCAAATAACGATGAGTCAAATCTCGAAGAACGAACGCAAGGCCAGCTGCAAGAACCCCACTGGCAGTGTCATAACCAAAACCAACAGGAATAAGGCAAGGTCCATTAGGAATGCAGACAGTCCCAATGTTAGACACTAGATAGTTACTAAGAGGCACCATACCACAGAAAAGGATGAAAGAGATCCATCCAAGGTTTTTGCTATTAAGTTCAAAAGTCATACCAATCTCCTTATTTGAGTTTCATTCCCGGCTTACCAATCATGAGCTTGGTATGCCACGTACCACCTATCTTTCTCTGATAGAAGTGATCTTTGTATTCTGGGTGTCTTTGAATTTCTGGATCGTTTTCAGGAGGACGACGGATCTCGTCACTAGAATCTAGATGCTTGTGAACTTGGTGATAAGGAACAACATGCTTTCCAAGTTCATCAGCACCTACAACTTTTTTGGTGAAAGAAAGGGCAGCTGACGATCTTTCGCCGTAAGCACGACCTCTAGTCAGATCGTCACGGAAGATTTCAGCAACACCCCTCTTGCCCTCTTCAGAACCATCAGATGCTGTTGCAACTGACTTTCTGCCATCCTTGTCCTTGTAGAAGACAGCAGAAACAATCTTGCCATCCTTCTTCTTCAGCTTCCACATAGGAATGTTCTTGACCATGTCTTGCTTGTCACGAAACCCAGATCCGTGAATGCCTCCAATTTTCTCATAAGACTTTTGAAGCATACCATGAACTTCATCAGCGTACTGATGTTTCTTTGGGTCATCATGCAAGAGGTTAATAAACCTCTCATAGAGGAATTGCTTGAAATTGTCCATAGAGTTATTTATTTACCAGCCTAGTTTCAATCGTACGCCAATCAGTGATTTTCAACACATTCTCGACGTATACATCGCGTTTACCTGGATAATCATAGATGAATGCATGCTCCCAAAGATCCCAGATTCCAACTATAGAATTGAACAGAGATTCTGTATATTCGTGATTTTTAATAAGTGTGAGAGCAGGTTTGTTGTCTTGATTGATTAGAACAATCCATCCATTACCCTGAAGAGCTTTAGATGTTTCTTTGATTTCTTTCAAGAAATGATTCCATGAATCGTAAGACTCTCCAATCCAATCTACAAAGAATGGAGATGGATCCACACGCTTGTCTGTTAGATTCGCCCACCAAAGATTGTGTAATCTGATTCCGTGTTCTTGGAATTCATCCCCTGTTTCAGCAAACTTTTTAGAATAGTTCTTTGTCAAAATATTGTAATGAACATCGACTGTCTGCCTGCTCATTTTAGGAGCCAAAGCATCGATGTCATATTTAAGATCAAGAACAGGAATCGTCTTTGTAGAGAACTGATTGAATGCCTTCATGGTTGCTGTCCTTTTGAGTTAACTGTATTAAAGTCTATCATATTTCTTCCTCAACTCATAGTAGACTTTGTACCAGTAATCAACAGCCCACTTGCTTCTACCAAAATGCAGGGAAGAAAAATATGCAAATTTAGAGAAATTGATTCTATTCGTTATCGTATCCGAGTTCGCTGAATAGGTTGTATTTTTTGACGAATCTGTAGAGAAGACCGTCTTCTTTTCCATGGGCTTCAATTTCCCACGGAAGATCCCAGTATTCATCGTTCTCAAACAGACTCTTAAACTTTGTGTTCTTCCAGAGAACATATTTTTCATTTCGCCCAAACCTCTCCTTCAATTCACCCTTAGCCATCTGTTTTATATGTACAAACTCATGAGCCAAAGACAGGAGAATTCTTTCATATGATTGTTGCTTGTCGCTGTCAATGTCTCGTCTTATTACAATGGAAAACTCTCTTGGTTTCACATAGTCATCTTCCCACGTCGTAAGACCGTCTGCCCCAATTCCATCAGAAAGCTCTATTGTTACTTCTAGATTCTTTGAAAGGTTTTTGTGAAGAAGTTTTGATGCATAAAATTGAGATGCAAGCTTTATGAGCTGGCATAGCTTTTGATCTCTAGTGTTTATAACATGAAGAATCAAATTTCACCTCAATCTTTAAAACATACATTATTTAGTGAACCCAGATCAAGACAAAAAAAAGAGGGACAGGTTTGACCCTATCCCTCTTTATGGATGTGCAGACAGGAGGAACCCCACCTTGTTTTAAACCCTGTCAATTCCTAGCTTACGCCACTTGCCTCTTGTGCTGCAGACACAAATACACATCCTAGTCACATATTTATGTTTATCGAAAGTCGTCAAACAGGTTTTTTAGCGATTTTGGACCAGAAATTTCCTTGCCTACCTGTGTTTTATCAAACGTAGGTGTGTCGTCTAGGATGTCTTCTTGTGCTGATTGTTCTACATCGTACAGCTTCATTTTTGCCCTATCAACACCAATGACAAACCTCTTGTAAAGGCCAGGATCATTGTATCTGTTCTTGAGCTGCTTGACCATGATCTGATTCAGCTGTTCTAGCTCCTCAGTAGAGATCAATGCAATCATCAGGTCTGCAGTGGCTGGTAGACCAAAGCTCTCAGAAACATCCTCAAGGCCAACGTCTGAGTTAGTGTAGCCAGAGCGAGTCGTCTGTGTTGCTGAGATCAGCGGAACGTCAAACTCGACAGCAAGACCTCTCAGTTCCTCTGCAATAGCCTTGACGTACGTATATGAGTTGATATTTGAACCACTTTTTAACCTAGACGACAAACAAATATTCAAGTAATCAACATATATAATGTCGGGTACGAAGTTCCTCTTAATCTTGAGTTCGTTCAGAAGATGTCTAAAGTGTCCAGAGCCAGCACACGCAGTTGGATACTCTTTAATAATCAGCTTACCCTTCGTCTTATCGTTCACCCTTGCAATCTTCTTCTCATATACTTCCTTAGGAAGCATAGTGAGCTCGTCGACTGTTACATTGAGAAGGTTGGCATCAATGCGCTCTGCAATACGTTTTTCCGCCATTTCCATAGTGATATAAAGTACGTTGAGACCCTGCATGAGATTGCCGGCGGCGCAGTGACACATGAAAAGAGATTTGCCGACACCAGTTCCAGCCATAATGATGTTAAGCGTCTTGTTGGGTAGTCCACCCTTTGTGATCTTGTTCATATAGTCCAGATCAAACGAGATCCTCTTCTCCTTGGTATGATAGAAGTCAAAACGCTCCTCATAGTCTTGGAGGAAGTCGTGACCAATATGTGCATCAAATGACACTGCAAGAGCGTCAGAAAGGATCTTTGGAATCGATCCTGTTCCAACGTCTGCAACCTTCTTGTCCAGGATCTTGATCGATGACATGATCGCATTGTAGATCGCCTTGTCCTGGCAGAACTTCTCCGTCTGATCCAACAACCAATCAAGGTTCGTCGATGGGTCAATTGACAACGTATCAATCAACTCCATAACGTTCTTGAACTGATCCTCATTGACAGTCGTCAAGTTGTTAGCTTCTACAACAAGAGCCTCCTTCGTAGGAAACGCATTAAACTTCTTGATGTAGTTGTCGACTATCTCATAGATGATCTTGTCCGTGCCATCCTTGAAGTATTCGTCCTTCAAGAATGGCAGGACCTTTCTTCCAAACTCCTCGTTGTAGACGAGGTGAGAAAGAATCAAATGTTCAATCACTATCACCCCCATAGCTGAATTCCTTCTTGGCAGCCTCATCAAGCTTTGCAAGAATCTGATCAGTAAAGTACTGTTCAGGATTCTCCTTGATCTCTTTGCCAAACACTTTACGGCCATCAGAGAGCTCGTAGCGTGTGGAAACCTTCTTGATGATCTCATACTTCTCTGCAAGATCCAACAAGCCGTAGTACTTGTCAAGACCCGTATCGTACCTCAGAAGAACCTCAACGTCCTTGTTCTCACGAGAGAGACGAGACTTGTGCATCCTGACCTTGATGATGTTGCCAATGATCTCATCACCATCACGTTCCTTCTTCTTGGAAAGGAATGCAATAGAAGATGCAGCATACTTGAGGCCAGTACCACCACCCATTTCCTTTGTAGGAATGTAGGAACCGACGACCTCGTAGACGTGGTTCGTCACGATCATAGGAACCTTGACCTTGGCAAGCTTTAGGGTCAGCACACGGAATGCTGCTTTGATAACCTGAGCCTTAGTCATGTCCCTCGTCTCTTTGCCCTCTGCAGTGTCTTCCATTTCCTTGGTAGTAGAAAGCAGGCCAAGGCTATCGAGGACAAACATCATTGGAGGACGGCTGTCTTCAGGCGTCTTGTCGTATGCATCGAGCATCTTAAGGGCGTGTGTGCGGAACTTCTGGATTGTGTCTGGCTCGGAAATGATCACGCGAGTCGTGTCAATCCCACGAGACTCCATCATCGACTTAGTGACAGCAGCCTCAGT